CAGTATAAGGAGCACTTGGTCTTGCCTCATAGACTAATGGTTTCCAATTGGTAACTAATAGGTCTGTAGTTGTATTACTGGTAAATGTATAAACATTAGCAGTTCCCATCAGCGTGTTCATGCTGTAAGGAGTAATTCCCAACAGTTCTTGTGTGACTGTGCTGATAGCGGTAATTTTAATATCACCACCAAGTTTATGATTTAGTGTTAAAATTCCAGATGATGTGTTAAAACTAGCAGTGACATTAGTTAGTGTAGAAGCCGCACTAATTGCAGATGGCAGTAACGATCCTAAAATAGTAGTAGCATTTGTGGCTGTTACTCTAATGGTAGTAGATGCAGTCCAAGATGAACGATTGGCTCTACTTTCTGCAATGTCAAATGTATATGTGGTTCCATTGCTGGCATAGGTTGTTACACTATCGGTAACTACTGAAGTTGTTCCTGCTTTATTTCTTCTCCAAATTTTGAAGTTTGCAGTTTCAGTAGTGGAATCATCATAATTGCTGTCAATAAACAGTTTGCCGACAGCAATATTTTTACCACCACCTGTTGAATCTAATGTATATGTTGCTGTCTGAACATTATTATAGATAGGAGCAGTAATTTTGCTCCAACTCATGGTAGTACCGTTATAGTATTTGATGGTCCAATTTGCACCGTTTGAAGGAGTAGTGCTGGTAATCCAAACACTGCCGGTAGCTGTACTGGCGTTATAGGTTGGATATGTATAATGCGGGCTAATTTGTAAAAACTTACCACTGTCAAATCCATTAACCACTGCTGTCCATACGTTGCTGGTAGTTTTGTAATAGAGCTTATTATTGTTGTCGTTAGTGACAACCATGCAGTAGTCTCCAATTTGACCAACACTGGTGTCGGGGGCTACTCCATTAAAACTGTTACCTGAAGAAGTGTCGTCGAGCACTATTGGAGTTTTAACTGTGAATTTCTGTGTAGAAGTGCTCCATTCTTTGATGCCGAAAACACTGCCTGCTGTATCTACCCAGTATGTACCAGAAACTGGATCTCCTTCGGGAGAACTACTCTGTGGAGCCAACTGTGCTAGATCAAGATCTGCTCTGACCACATACGAACGTGAACTAACTCCCAAACTGCTATAAGCCGCCTGAAGGCCGTATTCATTTAGTTCATTACCATGTAAGGGATTACCACTAGAATCTGTATAAAATAGCGGAGTCCCAAAAGTGTCTGTTAAATCTCGCTGGCTTGTGATCAACCAAACTTTTCCAGCATTTGCTGAGGTTGTGCCTGCGGCAGTAGTACCGCTTGGGTTAGTTTTGTCTTGTGCAGACGCAATAAAAATCATAGGGCTAGTGCCCGGGGCTGAAGGGGTATAGAAGCTTTCGTCTATGACTGTTACGCTTACGCCTGGTGAATTCAGTGTGGCCATTATTTAGATCTCCCAAATGGATTACTTTCAATTATTTAGCCACTAGAGACAAAAATCTCCTGGTTAAATACATATGAAAAGGGCACGAAAAGGGCTTAATTATGAGGCAACTATGCAAGAAATGCCAGCAAAGGCCAGTGGCCGTTAACTACTACAAAAACAATCGTGTTTTTTACAGGACACAATGCGATCACTGTGCAAGAAATAGAAAAGAAGGTACGCCTTTATGGAGGCGTGCAGGTTATAAGAAAAAAACCGCATGTGATCGATGCGGTTTTAATTCTCGGTATCAAGAACAATTCAATGTGTTTCACATTGACGGAGATCCTAAAAACTGCAGATTCTCTAATCTAAAAACAGTCTGTGCTAATTGTCAAAGGGTATTAGATAGACTCAAGCTGCCTTGGCGTCAAGGAGATTTGACTCCTGATTTTTAATAATAGCCTCTAACTGAGAAAACAGTTGATCTATAGAGCTATCGTTATTAATAACATGGTCTATTTTGCTGCCAACCCATGCAGTTTCACTAGCATGAATTTTTAAATCTTCTAATCGTTTTCTACTGATTGCCCATCCCATATGCCGCTCACCTTTATTAAATGACATTGCGTGATCGTACCATTCGGGTTCAGGTCCTCTTTTGATTCTTATCACAATTCCACCAGCATTATGAATGGCAGCAATTTCATTAGGAAAACGAACATCGCTAATAACAATGTTATCTCGGGTCCTACGCATTTTATTTTCTAAACTGGCTATCCAAATATCATCATGGAAATTTTGGCGGCATACCTCTGTGCCCCAATACTGTAACACCCAACGAGGGGTAAGATTAGGCATACCTAGGCGTTCTGCCCACCAAGTATCCACTTGTTCACGCCATGCTCGAGCTTCTGCTGTTCGGCCTTCGAGCAATGTTCTATCCCATCCAAAAACTGCGGATATCGCATCTTTAAGTGTGTTTGCAAAGCTGTCTCGTCGAAATTCATGAAAGTTAACCAAATAATCCGCTGCTGTGTCTTTACCGCTGCCAATGAATCCTACGAAACCGACAATCATACATCACTCCTTAAGATAAGAATATTGTATTACAATCTAATTAAAAAAGCAATCTCAATTTAGCCAATTACAAAGGTAAGTGGAGTTCCGCCATCTTTGTAGTTGATTAGATCTAATTCAAGTGTTTCTATTTCGGCTTTGCCCTCTGTTTTTAGTGCGGTGCCGTTTAGGCTTGTACCACCTTGTGGACTGGCAATTTGATTAAATTTCTCACGGGCTTCACCTAACATGGTTTTGCAAGTTGCTAGGGCATAGTCTCTAAGCCATTGGCGAGCAAAAGGATCTTGCAGCAGATTAAAATCTGGTCTATGATTGTAGAGCCAAATTAGCACTTCTTCCTCACTTCTAGGACGCTGCATTATGTTAAGTTTTTTTGTGGTTCTGTTAAAAGTGAAATTGATTTCACTTCCAAACATTTTACCCACCTGTTTTTGATAGCTGGCAAATGCATAGTAAGTGGCCAATCCGCCCATATTTGTTGCTGTCAGCAAATAAGTGTTAGAATAGGCCAGATTAAACGGTTCGAACAGTGTTCCACCGCCCCCACCACCTGATCTAGAACCAATACTGCGTCTAAATATCTGTCGAACATCCATTACTTCTGATGGCATAGCATATTCATTAACATCTACCTGCACAGTTAAAAATGCGTAACTTTCTTCAACACTGTTGCTGCTGCGTTGACGAAATTTGGCCAATGCACGATCTATAGCAGTATTGTAATGAATGGGATCTAATTCAACGTCGATCATCCCTCCGCCTAACATGGCCTGGATATAATCAACTACCTGTTGTCTTTCATTTTCGTTATCAGTCATACAGATATTTATCCTATAAATAATAGACTATGCCAAGACTCAGTTTATACCGTCCAGAAAAAGGGCACGATTTCAAATTTCTTGATAAGATAATCAATGAACAGTTCCAGGTTGGCGGTACTGATATTCACGTTCACAAGTACTTAGGCCCAATTAACCCAGCAGAAGGCGAAAGCACTCCTGCTCAACCTAATAATACCAATGATATTCCTGAGTTAGGTATTCAGGATCTGTTGTTGATGGAAAACAGAGATCGCCATTATGAACCAGATGTATATACCATTAGAGGTATATACACACTACAAGATATTGATTTCAATTTAAGTCAATTTGGAATTTTCCTACAAAATGACAATATAATGGTTACCTTTCATCTTAGAAGCAGTTTTGATGCACTAGGTAGAAAAATAATGGCAGGAGATGTATTAGAATTACCTCACCAGAAAGATGAATTTGCCTTAGACGATAACTTAGTTGCACTAAAAAGATTTTATGTAGTACAAGAAGTTGCTAGGCCAGCCGCTGGATACAGCCAGACTTGGTATCCACACCTGATCAGAGCCAAGTGTCAACCAATGGTAGATCGTCAAGAATTCCGCGAGATACTGGAACAAGATGCTGGAGCAGGAGATGGTACCACCTTGAAAGACCTATTATCGGATTATCAAAGAAGTATAGATATCAATAACCAGGTTATCTTACAGGCAGAGGAAGATGTGCCCAAGAGCGGATACGAGACTAGACATCTGTATATTATTCCTAAAGATTTAGCTAATGGATTGGCATTACCGGCAGATGTTACTGATACTGTAAATGATGTCAGCAGCACCAGTGCCAGTCTTGATGCCAGTGCTGTACTGACTACCCCTAATAAAAATTATTACGTAGGATGGTTAACAGGCGATGGTGTTCCACCCAACGGTGCTCCTTACGATTTTGGTATATCATTTCCTGGCGGTGCTGTTGTAGGACAATATTTTTTAAGAACAGACTACTTACCTAACAGAATGTTCAGATATGACGGTACACATTGGATCAGATTTGAGGACAATGTTAGAATGACTATTAGCACACTAGGCGAAACACAGACTACAGATCAAAATCTAATTAGAAAAAAACTCAAGGCAGGATTTGTCAACAATGCCAATACCGCTACCATTGCAGGCGAAGTGGTCATAGAACGTCAATCATTGAGTAAAGCTCTTAAACCAAAAGCAGATGTTTAACAGGAAGGCGTTAGCTTAAAATGGACTATTTTTACGACGGTCAAGTACGCAGATATTTGACACAATTTATTAACATACTGAGTAACTTTGCCTACAAAGATGGCAAAGGTAATATTGTGCAAGTTCCGGTAAGATACGGAGATATTTCTCGCCAGGCTGCACAATTACTGAAAAAGAATTCAGAAAATGCTATTCCCAGTGCTCCATTTATTGCCTGCTATATTAAAGATCTACAATTTGATCGTCCTAGAATGCAGGATCCTACATTTGTCAGCAAGATTCAAATCCGTGAAAGAGAATTAAACACTGAAGATCCGGAGAATCCTACTTATTTGAATACTCAGGGCAGCAATTATACCGTAGAACGAATTATGCCTAGTCCTTATTTGATAACACTGGCTGCAGATATATGGAGCACCAGTGTAGATCAGAAATTACAGATATGGGAACAGATCGTAGTATTTTTTAATCCCAGTTTTGAAATTCAAACTACCGACAACTACATTGACTGGACCAGTTTAAGTGTGTTACATCTAGAAAATCAAACATGGAGTAGTCGCACAGTTCCGCAAGGCATCAATGAAGATATTGATGTATTAACTATGGTATTTACTGCTCCTGTATGGATTACTCCGCCTGCTAAGGTTAGAAAACTGGGGATCATTACCAAGATTATCAGTAATGTTTTTGCCACAGGTGCCCAAGGAACCATTCAGTCAGTATATGGTAAGACTGGTGCTACAGAGATCTTTAACAATATTAGTCCAGATGAAGAAGTTATTGTTACTCCTGGAAATTATGATCTGCTGGTCTATAACAGCATGGCCAGATTAATACATCAAAATTCACAAGGTGACGATATAGATCTGACCGATCCAAGAAATTCTGTTTCTTGGCATAAGATTTTAGACATGTATCCTGGTAAATTTAGGGCAGGGCTAAGCCAATTGAGATTCAGTCAAGCGACTGGTAATGAAACAGTGGCTTATGTAAGCCTAAATGCCATTGATGATTATTCTATGATATTGGTTGTTGATCCCGATACTATACCTACCAACACTATTATTTCAGGTCGAGGTACTATTGATGCCATTGTGAATCCAGAAACTTTTAATCCAGCATCAGTGACTGCAGGAACCAGATACCTCATATTGGAAGATATCAACAATAATAGTCTTTATGGAACAGTGGGATTTTCGGGACCTATTGCGTGGAAAAATTCTGACTTCAGTGATTTTCAGGCACATGCTAATGATATCATAGAATGGGACGGAGCAAAATGGTCAGTGGTATTCGATTCTCAAAATTCCACAGACGTCGTTTATGTCACTAACTCTTTTACAGGTATTCAATACCAATGGAAAAGCGGAGATTGGAACAAAAGTTATGAAGGAGTTTATAACAATAAACTGTGGCGTTTGGTCTTGTGAATCAGATTATATGCAGCGGCGGATTATTTTTAGCCGCAGATACTCGTAGATTTTTATTAATGCTTAGAGCTCATAGCAAAACTGCAGGATGTTGGGGGTTTGTGGGAGGCAAGAAAGAACCATCAGATACCACTCCTTTTGATACGTTAAAAAGAGAAATTGAAGAAGAAATTGGTCCTAGTCCGCAAATAAAAAAAGTTATTCCTTTGGAATTGTTTGTTAGCAATGATCAAAAGTTTCAATACAACACATATGTACTGTTGGTAGACAGTGAATTTATTCCTGTTCTAAATCAAGAACATTCAGGATATGCTTGGTGTGAGTACGATAACTGGCCAAGACCTTTACATCAGGGCGTAAAAAACAGCTTTACTAATAAAATTATTAGAGCTAAATTAGAACTGTTATTGGATTTAGTTTAACAAATCAGGTCCGAATGCCCAGGTTCCAAGATGGCGTAATTCTTGACTGAGTTGGCTGTCAATTTTAATAGAATAACCCGCTGCTGCTATTTTCTGGCATAAGATCATATCTTCACCTAAATGATCGTTGCTGTCCGGGCTCCACCCAAATTCAAACCATGGTTTAGGAATCTGCGAAAAAATTTCTGTACGCATCAGCATACAGCCCATTCCTACTCCTTGTACTTCTACAAGATAGTTATAGATGTCAAATGGTAAAGGGTTATTCCAGTCGCCAATTACTTCATAGGCAACACCTTTTGCTGGCAGCTGCCTACGAATATAGTTACAGGCCACAACAGGTTCATTGTGAGCCATTAGTCTCATGGCAGTAGTAGCAGGAAAGGTAATGTCACTGTCTAGCCACAATAGATATTCTGCACCTAAATTAACAGCTTCAGTAGCCAGACGCTCTCTTTGTGTTAGCAAAATAGTGCTGGCATCCATAAACACATGCGTATCAATGTCGTTCATGGTGTTAAGTTTGATCATTTCTGCCAGACAAAGGGCATGTGCAGAGTGGAGAGTATCTCTGCAAGGAATTAAAACTGCCAGTTTGCCTTTTTTAGTTGTCCAGCTAGAACTAGAGAATACGCTTTTCTTTTTCATGCCCCTGCCACATCTTTACTAAGTGTTTCACCTTTGACTACTAATCCTTGGATAGCATTGAGTAAATCTTGGGTGCGTTTTGCACACATTATAAAGTCACTGGGGCTGAGTTTGCAAGCAGTATTCATGGTTTCATAATTGATTTTTCCGCCAGTTAGTATTTCTATAGCACTAGTTCTAGCTAAATCTTCAATAAATGCGTCCTTAAACTGTTCATCTGACCTGTTTATTAACTCTGATACTTCTTGTTCGTCCAATTCTTCTAACAATTCTAGCAGATATTTTAGTTCTTGTTGTTCATCAGAGGTAGTTGTGTTTTTTAAAGTTTGCAGTTCCTGAATTCTAGTTAAAAATTCGGTTAGTGTTTTTGTATTAGATAACCTATCGTGATAAACAATAGTGTCTAGTTCCCATTTACTTGGGCTGGTACTTAATTTTGATAAGACATTTTTAATCTGTGAAGTTTTCATTTTAAGAATAAGGTCCGGTTTTACCGCCGAAAGTAAGAGAAAGACTGATCTGGGTTCCCGTGGTCTGACCTATTGTATAGTTAGATCTCGATCCAAGAATTGCACTCAATTTAATATTTTGGCCACCTGAGGGTGCATCACTAACAGATCCCGGAGTATTATTTGTAAACACTCTGTTAACTTGTCCAAATGATATTTGTGCTCCTGTTGCCGGTAACGTTGCCATATTGTTTTCCTAGCGGCCTTTTATTTATTTATAGGTTTTAGCCGTTGATGAAATTTAGATCTAAATTTCATGCAGGAAAAAACATAAGAAAATTTCCCGGGGAACCACTAGGAGTTGTAGAAGTGTCGAGAACTGTCACGCTTACGTTGGTCCCCGGTCCGGTTAGTGTTAATGTTAACGTTTCGCTACCTT